AGTAAGTATTTCTTATCAGGGACTTGGCGTTGTCCAACCTAGCTTGGCGACCCAAGGAATCCTGCGGCACCCCGATGCCGCGGTGTCCAACCAAAACGGCCCGATGGGAGACGGCAATCTCCACACCGGGCCTAACATAGGCAATAGGAGTGCCCATGCTTGATGAAGCCGTAGTGCTGGATGACGAGCAGGTCGAGGCCCTGACGGCCTCTGAACTGCACGCATATTTCAGACCATGCATAGACGCGATTGATTGGCCGGATGGTGAATATCATCCGACGCCGCGACAGCCTCGTTTCGATTGCCCGCCAAACCACACCGTCTATTTCATCGGCGGGGCAGGGGGAGCGATCAAGATTGGCTTCACCCAACAAGACCTGCACGAGCGGGTTAAATGCATTCAGACCGGATCGCCGGTGAAGCTAGTGGTTCTTGCCACGCAGAATGCACCGAAGGTTCGCGAGAGACACTACCACCAAAGGTTCGCAGAACATCGCCTTTTCGGCGAATGGTTCTCACCGGCTCCCGACATCCTGGCAGAGATAGCCCGGCTAAATACCAGCACAACTAAGGAGGCAGGATGATGCGATTAGTCTTCGATCGAGCGCGGAACGATCCTGAAAAGCTTGTCACTCCCGGCGTCCTCTTCTGCAAGAAAGAAGGCATGGGCGTGACAGCTTATCTGCTCGCGTTTGGCTGGTGGGATTTCAGCATCAAACTGCTTTGGTCACGGCGCACAGCAATTCGGGAGGTAGGAGAATGAGCGACCTTGAACAGCGGTTGCGGGCGGTAGAAAGCAGCTCCAATCGCGAAATGGCCGGCATCACTACAAACTGGTATCGCAATCCAGATGGCCCCGAAGCCGCCGACCGCCTTCGCCAATACAGGGAGGCTTTGGAGGATATTGTTTCACCGCTGGCCGCGCTTCGACGACATGCCGAAGAGCGGGGCGAAAGGCTCAGCAGCTTAGCGAGCCAGATAGCCAACGACCCGGGCTATCTCCAAAGCCTCGCCCGCACCGCCCTTAAGGAGACAACCGATGTCGATTGAGGCTACAGAGGTAGAACGAATTGCGAAGAAGCTGACGGAGGCAGAACAAGAGCGCGCCGATATAGTGGCCGCAATTGATGGCCGCCTGTTGCGAGAGCTACGCGTATACGCGAAGAACACCAGCAACCTTAATTCCGATATGGCAATGGGCGCGCTAATAAATCTTGTTGCTACACGGGATGCAATCGAACGCGGCGAACACCTTTTGAAAGGTCAAGACCATGAGTGACTTGCGGGGTTTCATCGCGCGAATGCTTGACCGACTGTTTCCGGAATGCGATCCAGTCAAGGATGCTTGCGATACGCTGGTTATCCATGCTATCCGCAAAACACCCCATCGTGATCATAAGTACGTGCATGACTTGATCGGTAACTCATGTCGAGGCGTTTATATTGGAAGCTGGCGGGTGACTGTCGAACCAATCCCCACACCGGCATCGCGTTCATGATCCTTCTAGCCGCCGCCTTGGCTATATGCCCACCAAGTGGAGTGCGCTCCGATTGCGTTGTGGATGGCGATACTGTCTGGATCGGGCGTGAGAAGGTGCGGGTCGCAGAGATTGATGCGCCAGAGCTGTCCCGCCCCAAATGCGAGGCCGAACGCCTCCTGGCAATCCGTGCCCGCGATCGGCTGCTTGTCCTCTTGAACAGTGAGCCGTATCGTATCGAGAGAACTGGCAAGGATCGATATGGGCGAACGCTTGGCATCATCTCGAACAGCCGGGGTTCTATCGGCCGGCAGCTCGTAGCGGAAGGACTGGCGCGCAAATGGACCGGACGAAGGGAGCCATGGTGCCCGACGAGATGATTGCCATCCCCCGTCTAAGCCTTAGCCATACAGCATCATCACAGGGGCTTGAGGTGTCGGGAAGCCATTACAAAGACAGCGCGGAAATGGAGCGATTGAAGGTCGCGCTAGAAAAGGTTCTGGACCTGCCGGAAACGAAGCCGGACTTCACCGCTCATATGCTGGAACTTCGGCAGGCGTGCGAGAAGTTCGTGGAGCGGTGGGGGTAGCTAAATCGCCACCCCAGCCTTCCAAGAAAGCGGTGCCGCTATCAATTCCGCCGACCATTCCTTCGCGCATCGGTTCTCTCCAAAAGCAGCTGCGGGCCGGTCGCTACTCCGGCTCTCACCAACTGAAGCGAGATTAACGTTCCACGCGGCCCGTGCACAGGTTATCGCGCTTTCATCCCACCGCCGCAGCAGTGCCGAAACTTAAGCCGACCGGGAAACTCCCAATCCAAAGCCGTTCCGACCCATCCTCTATAGATCAATACCCTATAGACCCGCAAGCTATTTCATGCTATCAGCGGGTATGTCTGAAGCACTCCGGGTCGTAGTGACTGGCGGTCGCGATTTCGCTGACGCGTCCTTAGTTGAAAGGGCGCTATCAGCGGTTCATCGCAAGCATGGCATAGCGGTCTTGATCGAAGGTGAAGCTACGGGTGCTGACACGCTCAGTAAGCTATGGGCCGAGCGGAATGGCGTCGAGGTAGCACCCTATCCAGCGAAGTGGACCGATCTTTCGCATCCCGATGCTGTCATACGAAAGCGCCGCGATGGAACGCAATATGATGCGAAGGCTGGCGGACGCCGCAACCAGCAGATGATCGAACACGGCAAACCGAGTGTCGCTGTAGCGTTCCCCGGTGGAACAGGGACCGCTGATATGGTGCGGAAGCTGAAGAAGGCAGCAATTCCCGTTTGGGATCTAGGTGCCTAAGCCTCACTCCGCGCAAGCAATAAGCGCTGCCTCCATCTCCCGACCCCACGCACGCAAGGCCAATGCCGATGCAGCTACAGTGGGAAGGTCAAGAACGGGATCGCCGGTAAGCCTATCGCCTACCGTGGCGGGCTCAGCTGGGATCTGATCGCGGGGGATGCAGGGGACTGGGCGCAAAACCTCGACCGTGCGGACCTCAATACCCGGTTCGTTGTGCGAACAGGCCGAAAGAAGAATTCCCATAAAAACGGCAGACTTCCGCCACTTTCGAGGGGAAATACCGCAAAAACCGCTGTTCCCGAATTCCACCCTCATATCCCCGCCTCCCGTAGATCGCTCACATAGTCCTCACCCAGACCATCGCGCTCGATAATCTGAGCGCGCTCCTTCATTGCCGCTGTTTCGTCAGCAACCCGCGCCATGGCTTCGTTCACCCGCTCGGCTCGAACCTCACCCTCTTGGACAAGGCGGGTCATCTCAAAGGTCAGCTCGTCCAGTGAAGCGCGCGTAACGTCATGCTGGGCGCGTTCGGCAGCGAGGGCGTTGCGCGTCTCTTCCACCCGCTCGTTTGCAGCGCCTAGCCGCCACGACTGGACCGCCAGCGCGACAAGGAGCAGCCCGAACACGGCAGCGGCTATCCTGACCCATACGGGCGCGAAGAATTGTCCGAACATCATGCTTCATCCGTTGTTGGGGGTGTGGCTTGCGGAGCATTGGCGAGACTGCGGCCCATTTGATCTACAGATCGCTGTTCCCACCGCTTTTGAACGGCCTCCACAATACGCTGTAGAACGAGCAGGAAAGCGGCTATGTCCAGCCCGTCCACCTTGCCCTTGCCGATCGCAATTCCGATGAGGATAATGACCCCAAGGGCCATCACGCCGAGCAGAAAGACTTCGCTTCCGTGGTTGCTGATGCGCGGGAAGGTCATGATCGGTACAACTCCGCTTCGGCAGCGCGGCGGCGGATCAATCCGGCCATCACCTTGCCGCCAGCTTTAATTTGATTGCAAACCCGATACATGTGCACTATTGGTGGGGCATGTCGAAAAAGGTCCCGAGAATTAGCCAGCGTTGTTCTGTCTGCGGCGAGACGTTCGAAACCACACAGCGGCGTTTGATGAATGGAAGGGGGCGATTCTGTTCGCGCTCCTGTTCGGCTAGCGCAAATTCCCGCAAACATGGGCATACGACCCATACGGCCTTGAGTCGCACCTACACGACATGGGCAATGATGAAGCAACGCTGCCAAAACCCTCGGGCAAGTCGCTTCCCGGATTACGGAGCTAAAGGCATTTCCGTGTGTGCCAGATGGCAAGAGTTTGCTAACTTTTTGGCGGATATGGGCGAACGCCCAGCAGGTAAAACTTTGGATCGTATCGACAGCACTGGAGCCTATGAGCCGAGCAATTGCCGTTGGGCGTCCCCGCTTGAACAATCTGCACATATCTCGCGCAAGCGTATTGTGACTTACCTCGGCAAAGAGATGAGGTTGGCCGATTTGTCGCGCATGTTGGGAATAGAGGCGACCACGTTGAGATACAGGATTGCGCAAGGCTGGACAGACGAGCATTTAGCTACCCCTCCCGTAAAGCGTCGCCTCAGCGGCTCTTCGTCGAACTAGGCCCGGTAGAGTCTTTCCCCCGGCTTTGACCCACATGGCAAAGGCCTTGGCCGCACCGGCATAATCGCCCGCACGGTGCAATCTAAGCACGGTAGAGCGCGCAAGAGCCGACAAGCCGATATTATACGCCAGACTTGTCATCGCGGCTTTCTGGGGCGCTGTAGCGGGCTTCCCGGCAAGCAGTTTGTCCACTCCCTCGCCGAACTCGGCCAAGTGAGCTTCGAAACGAGCGCGGGCGCGAGCCAGCGGCCAAACGTCACCCGGTTTGATCGGGTCGCCATTCTCGTCTGTGGTTGACCCTACGCCAATCGTCCAAGGCTTGCCGCCAGTGCCAGGATCGGGATAGGCCTGCACGCCACCGGGGACTTTACGCGCCATGCCTTCGAACCGTTCGACCAGCGGCGCAGCCAGCTTGATCCAATCCTCTTGCGGCGCGGTCACAACGATGGTGCCGGTCGCCTCGTCTATCGCAGCGTCCAGTGCCTTAACCTCAGTGGTGGTGAAGCCGCGCTTCAACATGACGCGCACAGCGTCAAAGATCGGCTCGCGATCAAGCTTCATTGGTCTTTCCTTTCGTCGAACCTGCGCGCCAGTTCATCCAGCGTAGGTTCCGGGTTTTCCGGCGTTCCGTCCTCACGCCTGCGCGTCACTTCGCCGGGCTTCCCCGGTTCGCTCGGATTGATTTCGAGATAGGTCCGGGCGATACCTGTAAGCCCTGCCGTCACCAGCGAGGGGGCAAGGCGAGACACCGCCACGATCACCGCCATACCGCCTAGAGTGGTCACGCCCCCGATCAGCGCGGCTATTTCCAGTGAGGTGTCAGACGGCAGCATTGCCCCGGCCAGCACCGACAAGAGCGGCGCGGTCAGACACGCTGTAACGATTGTCCTGCCGTAGCCCTTCTTTGGCCCATCCATGGCGATCAGTGCGAGGGAGCCGAACAAGACCCCCAGCAGCACCGCCCACCACTTGGCAGGGATTTCTCGCAGCAGGTTCACGCATGATTCCCGGCCGCATGAAGCAGGGCGACAAACGCGCACCCCACGGCGACTATCGCGATGCCTGTCAAAAAGGCGGCGCGGGCTTGTTCAGGACCGGAGCGAAGGGCGCGGCGATAAAGCCCGGTCAGCGTTCCGACCAGGAATAGAGACAGGCCAAAATTGACCACACCAAGGCGCACATTGCGAGGGATAGACCAGCCCGCATCGGGAAAGACGTTGACGCTCGAAATGATCGCGCCGGCCACCACCATTACGGTAAAGATCGTGGAAGTAAGATGGACGCGCCACCCCGGCTTGCGCGTCACAACCGCCCAATTTTCCCGCCAAAGCCCCACCACCATCGCGCCCGCGATGATGATGATTGAGACGCGAAGGGATACGGCTATGGCAGACAGGAGGTCCATCACCGCCTCCCCACAAACGACCGCATCACAGGTAAGTCCCGCTCACCCAGAAGGCGGCATCGCTGGTTACCCATGCGGTGCCGTTGTAGACCTCCCATGTGTATTCCACATAATCGGCGGTTTCGCCGGAAAGACGAGGCACCAATCCCTGCGTATTAGTCCCCGAAACCAAACGGATATTAACGGTTTCGCGGTTCCAGCCTCGCGCCGGAAAGATGCGATAGATGCCCGCGTTCTGCTTTACGACTTCGATCCCTACGCCGTTCGTGGACGCATTCGGAACGTAAGCGTTGAAGTCACCACCGGGACGCGGGCGAGTGACGTTAGTGCCAAGAACCGGGCGCTCAGCGGCATCGCGATACATCGCCCGCTCGTCGCGCAGGGTGAAATTCTTGTATGCTGCGGCAGGATTGGCGGCCAGATACGGGCGAGCCGCGCTTGGAGTATAGCCGGGAATGACAGTGCCGTGCTGGCATTCGTTGACGAGCGTGGTAACAGGATCGCCCGCCTGATGGCTCGCCATATTGATAAGAATATCGGCGAGCTGATCTTCGTGAACGCGGTTGATCGTGCCCTTCATCTTGTAGTACGTTTCCTTGTCACGGCGGTCTATGATCTGAACGCCGTAACCTTTGACGCCTTCCATATAAAAATCGAGATCGACGGCTTCATGGCCTGCGTGGCAAGCGTCTTGGATAAGAACACCATTGCCATCTGCTGCCCAGTTGGGGTTCTCTACCGCAGTTTGTTCAATTCCGAAGTTGCGTGCCCGCAGTTTCGTAGGGCGAAACGCGTAAAGGCCAATCTCGTAGCTGGCGATAAGCTGCGTGTCGTTGATCGAGATAAGGTTCGGCGTAGTGGTGTAGTCCGAGGTCCAGTCCAGACGAATGCCGTAGCGATCATACCACGATAGGCAGTTGTCGATGTTTCCGCCAAGCGAGCCGAGGATCTGAATGCCGCAACCCATCCGGTTCGTCCGAATGCCATCCAGCGTGAACGAGTGATAATTGCGGATGGAAATTGCCGGGGCATTCGCAACCCCCTGACCGCCGGGGCCGGGGTCGGTGCGCGTTACCGTGAAGTCGCGAATGTCCGCGCGCAGGTGGTCAAATTCAGCATCGAACACCAGCAGCGGGGAATCGAAATTCGCCGTCTGTATGATCTTGAACAGTTCTCGCCCCGGACCTTTCAGCGAAATGTTGTTGCGACCGGACGGAACCGTAATCGTACGCGACAGACGCATCCCCGGCGGGTTGGCGGGGTCGAAGTTCTCGTCGCGGGGCCAAAGCTCGCCAGGGCGTCCGGTGGCTGCTAGTTCAAACAGGAACGCCTCAAATGCATCGGTGTCATCGGTAGAATTGGGGTCCACCGCGCCGCTGTTATTGGCACTAGCCCCCGTCATACGGGCATCCATCACAGCGCCCTTGTCGAACGGGGTAATCGGCTTTTCCCACAGGACCCGGTTGACCTCGCGCGGAACCGAGCCTGTTACGTTCGCGCGCTTCGTCCCAACCAGAGCCGCGCCTTTGTCGGGATCGGGCGAAGCGAGCGCAGCGGACTCGGCTTTTGCAGCAAGCGATGTGTCGAGGCCATCAACTGCCGCCGTGGCGATATTGCCGGGAAGGTTCGTCAGAACATACTTATTCGCAAAGCCATCAGTGGCATCCACCAGATTGCCTGCTGCATCTAGAACCTGGAGGATTTGCCCGGATGCGGGCTCCCACCAAAACTCGGCCTTGCCAGCGGGGCCAGCCAGCGTGAAATTTACCACATTGCCCGCCGCGTCCTGAAATCGCGTTCCAGCTTCGTCTTGATAGATCATGACGATTGCGCCTGCGCTATCGACCACCTGCACCCGGTAATTCGCCAAGCTGTCGCCGCGCGAATTGGTGATGGTTTCGAAGTATTTAATACGGCTCATAGTGGTGTACCGCCCCCGCCAAGGTTATTGAGAAGCGCCGTGACCTCAGTGCTTGCGGACTGTCCGACAGCATCGGTGATCGTGCAGCGAAAGGAGAGGGACACCGTGTCGAAGGGATCGACGGTGGCCCGGAATTGCGTGGTCGCCATGGCGGGCGCGGTGATCGTCGCGCTCGGCCCGCTGGTTTGCGTCCATGCGTAATTGAAGGGGGCGCGCCCGCCTGAAGGGGAAGCAGTAGTTCCGTCGGACGTGACCGTGATGGGCTGGTCGGAACTTTGTGTGCCGCCTACCGACGAAGGATTGGCGCTGGCCGTCAGTTGCTCGGCGAAAACCGCGACGGTGCGTAGGACA